GGTCATTTTCTCAAACCGCTTACGCTCTCGCGCTAACCGCTGCTCAAGAATCTTATCGACATCCGCTTGCGTGAATGTCTTACTTGCCCCACCGCCTGATTGCTCATCGCTTGGTGTACTTACTTCATCATCCATGATTTCATCGCTCATGTGCGTAGCCTCTTTCGAGTAGTTAAAAAACAATTATTTGGACTTCTTCTTTTGTGTAGATGGAATCCAACCCGTTTTGCGTAATGTACCATAAACGTAAGCATTAGTTCGTTCTTCGCCTAAACGTTTCTTCTTGGCTTCTTTACGCAACTCCATTTCTAGCTTCTTTGGCATGACTAACCCCTAAGTCGAAACACCTTCTGGGACTTCTTGCTCGACATAAGGAACTCCAGCGGAAATTGCCTCAAGAATCAAGTCTTCTATATCGCCAGAAATTGCGTAATTGATGCCAGTAATAACTGGTTCAACACCAAATGCATCTATGTGCAATTGAATAATGTCTTGATATTCAAGAACCTTCATTTAAATACTCCTTAATTATTTCATCAAACCTTTTTGCCATATTTGGCATCCTTTGCTGCACAAGCTCCCAATACTTTGTATTTCTTAATGCAAACAAGTTAGCAAAAGCCTCTTGTTGTCTAGTGCCTTTTCGTTTGAAATAGCTTACGCCGTGACCAAAGCCGCCAAACATGTTTTGCATTTTCCCGTGGCTTAGTGCATCAACAATGTCAGAGTAATTGGCAAGCTCGCTGTTTTTTAATACTTTCCTTTGCCTTGTGCCGTAAGCAGTTTGTATTTCTTCAAAATCATAAATTTCAGCGTGAATTGATTTAATTGAATCGCTAAACATTGCTGTTTTATGAAAATTCAAACCTTTTCTATCAAGTTCATAAGCCTCAATAAAAGCCTTATCGGTAGCAGATATGCCAAAAAAGCCAGCATTGCCTTCTTTCCTGCCAATTTCAAAGTCAACGTGATGACCATATTCGTGCCGAACGATTGACCCGTTATCCTTTAGCGGCTGGGCAACCAGCTTTCTTTTATATGCTTGATAGTATCCCCTCTCGCTTTCAATAGCATATTCTTCAATTGGGGGCAACTTATTGACAAGCCTGATTTGGTCGTCAGAAAGTGCATTCATTGAAGTTGCAAAATCGTCAATCTGCTTTGATGATTTCAGATTGGCAGGAATTTGATACAGGGGTTTATCCTCGACTACATCTTCTACAACGGGCGGAGCATCCTCTAGTTCTGTGAAAACAGGTCGCCAATGATGGCGGCAGTTATACCCGCCACGGACAATGAACGGGTCGCCTGATGATTTGCCAGCCCAATTGCCAGACCATATTTCCCTGATTTGCTCCTCTGTGTAGGTCTTACCAGAGTGAGTACGGCAAAACTCCCGTGTGTCGTTAATGTTTGACCCGTAATACAGCCACGCATCAGCGCCTGACTCCATGCCAGTCTTGGTGACAATCGAGGCGTCAAACTGCATTAGCGAGTCATGCACCATTTGGCTGGAATAGCGGCGCATATTGTTACCCAGCTTGTCGGCAGCATAAATACTGTGCAACTTGCTGATCGCTTCTTCTGCGGCAGCCCCGCCAGCATTGGCAATGTTCACCAGCTTCTGAATCTCAACTTGGTCAGATTGAGCGTAAACACCGTTAATCTTTTGGCGAATTGCTTTTACAGACTCGGCTGCGCTACGTCCTGAGATTGTGTTTTGATAGACCTCAGTGGCTAACTCATTGAGGAAAGTGCCAGCAATATCTTGAAAACCTTGAAAAGACTGAACTTTTAGCGCCCTAATTACATCATCGGTCACACCAACAAAATCGCCGTATTGCTTGAGCATATTCCCAGCAGACACTGCGGCTTGAGTGTACTCATCAACGATTCGGCTTGATTCTGTCAGGTAGTTGGTCTGGATTGCGGCAGATATGTCTTTTCTTGCCTGAATAGCCCATTCCAAATCAAACAATGCACCCTGCTTTAGTGGCGCTTTGCCAAGTAGACCAGCAAGCGAATCCTCCAAAGCCGTCAAAGCCTCGACAATGCGCCTTTCGTGCGCCTCACCAAGTGCTTCAACAAATTTGGCGTGCTGCTTGTCTGTTGCCATTAGAACTGACCAATAACCTGTGTATTCTGCTCAATTTCGGTGTAAGCGCGGTCTAATTCTTCGTCATCCAGCACCAAGTCGGCAATGCGCTTGTCTACCTCTTGCTGGAACGTGCGTGAGTTGACGCCAGAGGCTTTGGCTCCTTGCAAGAACGCTAGTTCGTTGGGGTAGTCGCGCACATCGAATGAGTCTGGGTAAAACACCTGCACATCAGGGGTTATGCCTTGCCAAATACAGAACAACGCCCAGATTTGCTCCTCTGCCAACTCCAAGATGTCAGCCTTCTCAGACAGGCGTGCATTAAGCATTTGGAACTCCGTCTGCATAGCGATGCCAGACTTGGTTTGCCCCTCTGTGCCTCGGATGGCGCTCATGTGAGCCATGCGGTTGATTGCCTCCACCTTGTCGTTGATGGCAGCGCGTACTGCATCCAAGTTACCGCCGTTAGGCTGAATTTGGTAGGGTTTGAGGTTGGCGTCTAGGTCATCGGGCATATTGATGATCGAGCCAGCCCCAGCGGTTGCGTCCGTATCAAAGGTCTTGACCAAAGTGGGGTGGTTGCTTATGCGGATAAGCTGCTCAATCTCGCTCAGTTCTTCGTAGATTGCCTTTTGCATAGAGGCAATGTCTGTAAGATCGCTAATGCCAATACCGCGCTTAATTGAGCGTTGGGCTGGAACAAATACGGCGGGAATAAGACCAATCGGGTTATCCATTTCTTCAACAAGGCGCTCGGTCTCATTGTTGACCTCGTAAAGCTGGATCGTCTCATTTGTCCACACTCGGAATGTCTGCTTAACGTCTGTGGCAGTGTCTCTAACGATTGACTCTCGAACCTTAAGATAGGACAACTGGAACCGACCAGAAGCCTGTCGTTCGTAGCGCCAATCAAAGATATTCTCTGGCGTAAATAAATTGATGTAAGGACGGATGCCTTGAGCCAATTCATCAGCTCGGGTTCCAGCCGTAGACTTGGGCTTGTCCATCATTAGCCAGACATGACCGTAAACAGAAGCCCAGACTTGAGCCTCGCGCATAAATGAATCAAAAGATCGACCATCAAGGTCAGCGTCTTTTAAGAAATACTCAAGAGACACATTGTTAGCTAATGCGCCAAACTCGCGTTTCGGTGGCACGCGCCACAAATAGCTTGAGTAAATGTGGACAATGTTTCGACAATGATTGTCAATTGGCGTAAGCATCAATCGACGGTTATATTCATCCTTGTCTTCGTTGACATACTTGGTCAGATAGTTCCCACCCTGATAGTCTGAGCCGCCCATGTAGCTGCGGAGGTAGAACTCCCAGCGGTCTTGGTTGTCGTCATAATCGGGGTGTTTATCAGTAAATTTACTCATTTATGTCCACCTAGTAGGCTGTTCGACAAATTCGATACGCCGTTTTATCGGCATTTTTCTAACAACAAAATAACCAACGGCATCATTCAAATGGTCAAAACCAGCCTTTTTGTCTGGTTCGCCGTTCTTGTCGTAGGCTTGTTGTTCAAGTCCTAGCGCAATGTTAGGGCATTTGTCAACGTTAACATAGTATAACCTTTGCCCATCATTGTTGCAAAGTGCCATATTTACGGCTGAAACCCTATCCCTTACCCTGCCATTAGCCCTTGGCGCATTAACTGAAAAGCCAGCGTTCTTTAGCAAAATGATGTCGCTTGTCCCAGCATTTGTGGTGTTTGTACTGCCGCCACTCGCGTCTGGGTAAACAATAATCGGATTGTTTGGGTATCGATTGCGAACTATCTTGATAACTGCTGGCGTATCCTGCGCTCCAATTATCTCATCGACAGCATAGGCTTTTGATTCCCGCATTACATGGATTGCTGCCGACATATTGTTGACGTTGAAGTCCATGCCAATATGCAAAGTCTCCGAGGCATTAGCAGTTACGTCGGAATTGTTTAATTGCCTGTCGTAATTGACATAAACAGACCCAGAAGCAAGATTGACAAATTCGCCCTCAATGTAGGCGTCCAGCAAATTGCTTGGGTAAGTCTCCCGCAATGAATCAACATATCCAGCGGGTAAATGTGGGTTTGAGTATGTTGGAGCCTTAATTAGCTCGTAGCTTTCGGTTCTATTCTTTTGCCACTTTTCATAGACAAACCTGAAACCTTCTGGAGTTGTCCCGACTGCTACCGTATTCTGAGTCCCGTCTGGCTTCTTTTGGCGATTTCTAGCAATTATCTTATTCCAGACTTCAGAAGCCTTGGCGGTCGGCAATGTATCCAGCTCATCTACCAGAGAGTCGCCAACCTCGTAACCAACGATGGTGTCTGGGTTTTCCATTGTCCGAAAGATGATTTGCTTGTTGTTGACCCTCAAGATGTGTTCAGAACGATTCAGCTCGTATGGCACACCAAGGTCATCTAACGCTTGCTGGAACCGTGGATAAGCAATCGTCCTGACCAGAGGGTAGTTCGGCAAGTAATACGCAACATCGCCCCCATTACTAAAAATGAGCCTTAAAGCCCTATAAGTCAAAGCCTGTGTCTTGCCAGCACCAAAGCCAGCCACCATTGCTGGGAACTTAGCGGTGCTGTTAACTAACGCTGTTTGCGGGGCAGTACCTTTGGCTCTAATCCGCATCGTTCACCACCTCAAAGGCGGTAATAGTGTGCTGCCCAGTCATTATTTGCTTGTCGGATTGTCCGAGGGCTTGTTTACCCAGCCATATCTGCATGGGAATACTGCCCTCTTTTGCCGAATTCCATTGCAGTCTGCGGAGACTCTGTTTTCCGACTCCTGAGTGCTTTTTATAGAAGTCCGCAAAATTTGCATATCCATACTCTTTCAGGCGTCGATCTAATGTGTCTTCGCTGATTTCGTAAATAGAGCAAATCTCGTCTTGTGTACAGAATATTTCGACCATTCCAATGATTTTATGGAGTTCGTCTTCTGTAATTTCAATTCTTGGTCTGCCGACTTTGTTATCTGTCGTCATGATATATCCCTGTAAAACAGTAGACTTGATTCTAGCAAAAAAAATGCCCACCGCAAGGGCAGGCAAATTTGGGAGGAGAAACCCCAAAAGGAAACGTGTCTAGTTTACGTCTTGCTTTAGCAGAAGTCTAGTTCGCTCACGGTAATATCTGGCTATTTCAAGTAGACCTTCTTTGGTGCATTTTCTCAGGGTGCTGTCTGCCTCCAGAAGTTCCAATTGATGCTCACCAATACGCTCTAGTAGTCTTTTACGGTATTCAACGTGGTTTCCTGCCAACCAGTTGTTGCAGTGCTTGCATTGACCGTGTACGTTATCCTCGACAAACCTCATGTGAGGCGCAGAACCAACAGAACGGTAGTGACCAGCGTCGAACGTGTTGGGTTCGCTACCAAGTGGTGTATCGCATGAGATACACGTTTTGCCCTTGTCTCTTGCCCTGATGTAAGCGTTAAAAGCGGCTTGGGCACGCTTTACCAACTGGGGTTTGGTCTGTAGCGCGTCCAGCTTTAATTTG